CTGTTGCGCTTGACATTACCGACAAGGTAGTCAATCTCGTAGTGGTAATCTTTGCTATTTATAATATCTCTAGACACTTCAGGTGGATACTTAAGCAGCAGGACCTTGATCTTCAGCTGAGCCAGAGTATCTGCATCCATCAGCTTTTTAGTGGTAGTTACATTATAGACACGTCCAAACAATCCTTCCAGCACAAGTTTATGTGTCTGTGTTCCATCCAATGTACCAGTAGTACCAAACCGGAACTCTGCTTCACGTGACTTGTTCATGATACCAGATAGGGACTTAGCCTTGAAGTTATGCACCTCGTCTCCAAACACTGCACCGAACTGTTCGAACCATGTACCAGGAAGCTTATAGATCGACTGCCATGTGGAAATGAAGACTCGCTCAGGAACATTATGCTTAGGCATACCAGAGTAGATACGGTGACACATCTTCGATACGTCAAAGTCGTCGTTCTGAGCATACTCCTCAAAATCAGTGTACATCTGCTGGACCAAAGATGTGGTAGGCACTACAATCACTGCGCGCTTGTCATGATTTTCTAAGTACCATCGCATCAAGATATAGATGATCAGAGACTTACCTGAACCTGTAGGTGATAGTAAAATAAGTCTTTTAGAGTGAATTGCTTGAGCTACGGCATTAAACTGGTAGTCCCTAGGCTCAAACGGTAGGTTTAACGATTTGATAAACTTCGCCAGATCTTTCGGCTCAACTGCTAGACTGCTGTCCGGCCTTCCATATGTCGTATCATGATCAAGCTCAATTGTGTAGTTACGTGGCTTAGTGAACTCGTCTAGGTATTCATACAAACCACAAGGAAGCTCTTGTTTTTTAATGTCATATAGTCGCACCTTACCATCCCACCCTCTTTTAAAGGCAGGCATGTATTTTGCACCTGGTACTTCAAATGAAAAGAAATCGTTCAGTTCATTTGCAATATGAGGTTCAGATACTACAAGGAGTTGGGAATGATTCTTCTTACGTACATGTAAGGTATTTGACTTAAGTTCCATTACTTAAGCTTAGGTCTCATACTAGATGGCATTTGGAATAAAACATTAACATTAGAAGAAACTACATCACGGGCAAAAACTGCCCAACAGATAATTGGGGTCACTAAGTAATTTTCTGAAATAAATTCTCTAAAGCTCGTGCCTGTAGTATAGACATCATCAACAATTAAAACCGGATCATCAGGATTACCAGTAGATGATTCGTTTAGAATATCACCTAGAAGCTTACCTCCTCGCGGTATACCTACTGCTTCACGAAATGGTCTAGTTTCATACTCTAAGATCATTTTAGCTAGACATCTCCAGTCATCTTCATCTAGAGCATCCATTTCGATCTTCCATCCCAATCGCAATCCAGCGTGGGAAGTAAACTCTTCATCTACAAATAAAGCCATATTATCCTCCGGATTCAAACCTGCGCCACTCAATCATATTCTTTATAGTCTGGTGCCGCCATCTCAGGTTATCTATAATCTCTTTTAAAGTCTCTAAGATCGTCTTATAGTAAGCAATCTTTTCTTCTGACTTCTGTATATCTGTATCAGAATCATAGTAATGATCCATGTCTCCTTTCAAGACTTTAAGTCCATTAAAAGGATCAAAGCTCCAGCCTTTTTCTTGAATAGTCTCACCGTCCATCTTACCATTATAGTACAGCCACTTGTCTTTGAGCAAAGTTTTTTGATCAAGCTCAGCTTTCTTTAACCTAAGTTTTGTGAGAGAATGAATCTCTAGATACTTGGCATGTAAGGATGGTGTTTTACGAGACTCTTCATCCAAGTTCATTTCTTCAATGACGCAGTCTTCTTTCCACATCTGTATGATGCTTTCCAAATCAAGTTTCATAATAAATCCAAATTGAGTTTTAACTAAATGTATTATACCACATTCTTAGGTAAATTGAAACCCTGTAAATGAGAATGACGCATTAAATGTTAAGTACTCAACTGTAGATGCTACTGAAGTTAATTCAAGACCACTGATGCTTGTTGGGTTACAACCCTTATAGGTCACAGTCTTATTCTGATTGTTATGACTAGTCAGGATAGATACTGAGATGTCCATCTGAGTTGGATCTGTGTCTGTCTGAGGCTTGAAGTCTTCGTTGACCATGTCTACCATCCAGTTATAAAGCTCAGTGTAAGACTCAATGTCTTCATCTAAAATAAACTGAATGTTAAGCTCTGAGTATTCTAGAGCGTCTCCCGGAAAGTTGACGTTTCCAATTCTTTTATATGGTAAGGTCGGGCCACCTAAAGATACATCAGGGTGACTGATACTTTGCGCAAAGAAGTTTAAGTTTGGATAGTTGACTCTATTAATGACAACTTTAAATCCAGTAGGTTGCAAGTAGTTCTTGTTTGCAGTTAGTGACATGTCTAGCTCCGCATAAAAAGAAAGGGTGGACCTTTCGATCCACCCTAGTATTTATACTATGTTTTTATAGTTATCTACAGCTTACGCAGTTTCAACGAGAATGTTGTCAACGCGGAAGATTCTGTAGTACTGGTTGTTACCACCAGCTGGCAGACCAGTCGAAGCAGCCTGTGCACCCAGAACGAATGGGTTAGCAGTCATGCCGTAACGAGTCTTGAAGCCAATCTTTGGCTGGAAGGTGTTCTCACCAACGGCGCGAACCATTGTCAGTGGAACGTATGGGCAGTAGAAGAGACCAGCGTCGTATGGGTTGGTACCCTTGTAGCCGACGTTGATGTAGTCGTCTGTGGAGTATGGGTCAATGTAGACACGCATACGGCCGTTCAGTACACCGGCGAAGGTGTTGCCTGTGTCGTCAACGTTCAGGTTAGTGGCCAGTGCAGGAGTGTAGTCCAGCATGCCGGAAGCTGCCAGCGCGGAAGCTACGTCGGACGAACATACCATGAAGTTACCCTTACCGCGACGGGTGTCTTTTGCGATCTGGTTTGCTTCACGCTCGATCTGCACGATCAGGCCCTTGAACTTCTCAACCGACCAACGACCGTCAGCGTCTGTATCCAGGTCAAAGATACCGTTAACAGCCGTGTTAGCCGTACCAGCGCCCAGCTTAGCTTGGGAGTTGATGGAACGAATAACTTCACGGTTGATTTCAGCCAGAATCTCTGCAGACAGGATGTTAGCCAGTTCTGTTTCTGCGTCAAGACCGTGGATGGCTTTCAGATCTTGTGCCAGTTCCATGGTGTACTCAGCCTTCAGAGCACGTGTCTTAGCAGTTACAGTCTGCTTTTCGATGGTGAATGCCATCTCAGCAAACTGGTTAGTAGCGGAGTCGCCGAGAGCTTCCCCAGCTGCTCTGGTCATACCGTTACCGGCAAGAGCAGTGACACGACCAGCTGCAGAGTCAGCACCGGAAGTGGTGCTAGGCTGCGAGAAGGTGTCATCACCGGAGAACGCAGTGTTAGCTTCACTAAACAGAGCTTCGTTTGCAGGATCCTGATCGGTGTAGGTGGACTTCATCGCGAAGATGAGGCCAGTAGGACCGGTCATTGGCTGTACACCACAGATGTCGTAAGCCATCAGGTTTGGCATAGCACGACGTACCAGGGAGATCAGTACTGGATCGAAAGTATCGATACGACCGTCTGCAGCAGTCGAGCTAGAAGCGCCCATTGCGTTGGTAGGAGCGTCCTCGTTCAGGGTACCAAAGGAACCCCAAGCAGCTTCTTCGCGCATTGCACGCTCTTGGTTTTCGAGAATAGCCGCAGTTACTTTTTTGCGGTATGGGTCAGAAATAGCGCCAGCAGTCTCTTCGTTCAGTACTGGTGCCCACTTCTGTACGAGATTATCGTAAGAAATTGTAGGAGTCATAATTGAAACACCTTCCTTTTATTATTGGTTAGTTCTTTTAAGTGCGTTAACGTACATAGCCATAGTACCAGTGACTTCCTGCTCTTCAGCAGATTCATCGATCTGTTCTTCAGCTACAGTTACTTTCTTCTTAGTGAAGTAAGATTCCTTAACCGTTTCAACTTTCGCAGCGAAAGCTTCTGGGTCTTCGAAATCCAGCTCTTCAGCCAGGGTCTTCAACTTCTCTACCTGAGTTTCAGCCAGATCGCGGGAGTGCTCGCGGATGATAGCATCACGCATGAGTTCTTCCATGAACTGAGTTTGCTCAATAGCAGTTTCAGTGGCTTCATTGAGTCTTGCTTCAAGATCAGTGACCTGCTCAGAGAGCTCGTCAACCAGATCAACCTTGGACTCTGGAACATCGATGTAGGACTCAGTAAAGAGGTCCTTCAGCTTGCTCATGAAGTCTTCAGCGATCTCGGTACGAATACCGTTTTCGATTGCCAGCTTGTTCTCTTCCATGAACTTTTCTACAACGTAGTTCATGTATCC